ATTAACTAGGTTTTGGGTTAGCGTCTTTAACCGCTTTGATGTGGGTTGCCCACGTTCCAGTTGTATCTAGTTTACCAGCGAGCATATCTGCATACAACATATCAAGTTGATCTCCCAAAGAATTGTAAACAGTAGAACCATTTGTTGTTCTATCGGTTTTGTACTTAACAGCAGCAGCTTCAGCATCTAATGTAACTCTTGCAGCGTCAATATCAGATTGAACAAGTGTTATCTGTGAGCCATCTGCCTTAAAAGCACCTAAACTTTCATCAATAGTTACAGCATCAGGATATGCTTTTCTAATTGCATCAAAATCATATGCCATTATCCTGCCACCTCCTGTAAAATTATATTAGAACCAGCCCAGACAGACGTTGTACCGCCTCCACCTCTTTTAACTTGTAATTTATAAGTTATTTGATTTGTCGTTGATGGACTATCTAAATTCTGTAAGAATTGACCTGCGATCATATAATCTATTTCACCTCCACCAACTGCATATCTCATATAATCTGCGGTGCGTTCAGTAAATATTTCTGTATCAGTACCACCGACACCTCTTAATATTCTAACTTGTACTTGTTGATCTGAACTAGTAGCATCATTTATACCCATAAGAATATTCATTTGTATGAGAACTTTATTGCTTGTAGAAGCAGGAGTAATATTTGCAGTTATACCACTATCAACATATGAAGTTGAAGTTGTTTGAAGATGTCCAGTTCTAAACCCATAAGACACTCCAAGTATATTCCCTGCTTTTGGATTTGTTGTTGTTAAAACTGTTCCGCTTGCTGTATCAGGAACAGTTAATACTCTTGCATTTGAACCAGAAGATGGAGCCTTAATTTCAAAAGTACCTCCTCCAGAATCAGCTGTTAATTTTATAGAACTCATGGTTAACTAGGATCCGTTGGAAAAGTAACGGATGTCATATCTAAATTATAATTACTATCTAGTTTAGGGGATGCAGACGCAGGTAAATCTCTCAGTGCTTGTCTATATGTTTTCCAATCTGCATCGTTAGATAAAGTTATATCTCTAGATTGTGTCCAATCACAAGCTGTCAATCGTGCATCTCTCTCAACTCTAAGTAATCTCATAGGTTCTGCTGCATTTAAACTTGCAACTTTTGCATCAATTTCATCCCATGTTGGTTTTGTAAATGCATCATTTCTTGAATCATCTAACCAATTGAGATTTTTACCAATAAGAACCCACTGTGCTCCAAGGCAAAGAGATTCAAGTGCATGTCTGTCTTTATATTTCATGGTTATATCTCCATAACTGTCCAAAAAATTTTACTTGAAAGACCACCTTCATTATCATGTAAGGTATATGTTGCGTTTCCTCCTTGTTCTCTCATATAAAGAGCAGCAGTTACAGTTCCAGATCCAGGCCAATTAGCTAAACTAGTTTCAAAATAACCAGAATGAGGTACATAGAAAGCAGTATCATGTTGAAAACACCCCATGTAGCCATAGAATGTTAATCCATTACCATCACCTACATTCATGTAAAGTGATGTCACACCACGAGTATTACCATTTGCACCCTGCTGTGCTCCACCTTGAACCATAGCAATGACTCTATTACTTGCAGATTTTGGAGTCCAAGTTACTGACAATCCAGATGCTGCATTACCATCAGAACTTGTAGTTATATCGGTATCACTATTAACTGTATTGACATTTACGATTTTTCTTCCGCTAGATTTTGCAAACGAGACTGCACTCGCAGCAATCATATCTGTATCAACTATTCCGTCTGGTAAACCTCCTACCGAGACTCCTGTTACTGTTCCTGATCCATTAATTGCAATAGGCATAATTTAAACCACCGTATAGACTGAACCGCTAGGTATTGTCAGAGTTATACCTGCGTTAATTGTAATAGGTCCAAAGCTACCAGCATTACAGGTAGATCCGAATGTAGTTCCGATTGTATAGTTAGTTGTTATTGTTGTTCCGTTCTCAATTATTGTCTTGTCAGATCCTCCTCCAGTAGCTCCAGATGGTGCATCAACATATGAAAGAACACCAGCTCCATTTGTGGAAAGCAGCTGTCCTGATGAACCTGTGGCTGTTGGAAACTGTGCAACCTTTGTTCCATTAGCTACAATACCTATCTGTCCGGAACTTACTCTGAACAATCCTGTGTCGGTATCGTCGGTAAATGTTATAGAGGGAACTGCAACAGTACCATCTGGAAATGTTCCACCGGCATTTAAATAATCTGCACTGGCAAGTATCACTCCGAAGAATGCTTCTCCTGCTGCAGGAGCAGAACTAAAAACTATATTTGTTCCTGTTAATTGGAATCCTGTTGTTCCAGAAGAATCTGGTTCCTGGACTACACCACCAACAGATATTATTAACTGAGTTTCGTACTTTGGAAAAGGAACGGGGGAAACACCTCCGACCAGTAGAGCAAAAGATGTAGTACTACCATTAAAACTACTTGAGATATCATCAATAGTTTTGTAATCTACATTTGCCCTTATGTCATTTCCAATATATGGCATGACTGTTTAACTACAATATTCTTTTTCTGTTCTTATTTTACAGTGAGTAATCTTGGGAACTACTAAGTATTAGGACCAGCAGTCGATGGTTGTGTCGGCCAGACAACATCATCAGGAGTTTTACCTGAATAAGTTTGAGGAATATCTCTTATGTTTTGTCTATATGCAGCCCACTGTGCCTGATCAACAGAAGCACCTGTTGTCATTGTCCAATCTGTATCTATTAATATCTGATCTCTTGTAGCTCTAATATCATCCCAAGTTAAAGTATCTACATCAGCAGCTTCGGCTGTGTTCCCCTCTGCTACCCATTCAAGGTACTCTTGGTAGTCGGTGTTTGCTTCATTAAATGGAATACATTTAACTTGATAAGGTTCAGAATTTCCTGTTTGAGTAGAAACTGAAACAACCTGATTAGTAAATGGATCTTTTACAAGTTTATAAATAGGATTTGTTGGATAAGCCATAATTAAAGTTCCGCAGTAAATCTAATTTTAGCTGATCCGTTATTAATTCTCAATAATGCGGAAGCACCAGAGGTTACACTAACGCCACTAGCAGCCATAAGATCAACAGCTCTAGTATGAGAATTACCCACTAATGCCCATGTATCAAAAGTATCATTAGTATTATTTTGGAATGCGTTGTAATAATTAGATCCTGTCGTGTAGTCTAATGTTGGAACAGTTCTCATTTCTGGTCGTAATGGTGTTACAAAATGAATACTAGTTGAGTTAAAACAAGTAGCATTACCAAAAGAATCAGTAGTATTATCACCATCAATAAGAACTTGAAAATATCTTTTACAAAGCTCAAGCTCCTGACCGAATGACCTATGCTCAAAATCTGTTGCCACGCTGCCCACTTCTAATTGCATACCTGTATATTCAAATGTCGCATCATTTGTTGTGTACCAAGTTCCTGTCATATCTGGAACTCTACTGGTAGCGGAATAATCAGCCCAAGTATCAAGAGTATATCCAGATGTTGTACTATCTGTTCCTCTATATAAATTAAATTCAATCGTAAATCCTACGTCACTATTATTATCAAATTGTAGATTTGAATTTCCTGGAATTTTTTTTGTAATTTTTGTCCATGTATTAGCAGATAATGCTACTGCAAATGCGTAACCTTGTGGAGTTCCATCAGGAGCATAAAGACGAACATAATATGTTTGTGCAACACTTGCTTTTACCCAAAATGAAAAGGTTATAAAACTTGAACTTGAAGTATAGTTCCAACCACTTTTAGCTATATCTTGAGCTTCGACTAAATATCTAGTAACAATGACATGATCAGCTGCAATACCACTTGTCTGATTCCCATTAGTTATATGGTATGAATGTCTAAAACCTGCACCGTAAGGGCCAGTATCACTCGACGTTAATGTATGTTGTGATTGTGTTGCTGCTTCATCAACACCATTATGTGTGTAAAACATTCTATCAACAGTATTGTAACTAGTAGAAGTAGATGACGTACCACGTTGAGCAACTTGCATAGCTCCGTTAATTATTAAATTACGATTACTTAGGTTATTAGTAATATTGGCAGTACACGTTCCATCAGAGTTGTTGACAGTAATAGCAGCAGCACTAGCTCCTACCCCTTTTATCGAATTTACCTTGATCTCTGACATAATTAACTAGGTTTTGGGTTAGCGTCTTTAACCGCTTTGATGTGGGTTGCCCACG